ACAACTAAAAATCATAATAATCTTTAATCTTTAGAACAGCATTATTGTAAATTTGTGTAGCACGAGAAGGAACAATTCCCATCTCGTCCGCAATTTCTAAATTCTTCATACCATCTGCTCTTTTAGTCAATACTAACTTTTCCGCATCTGTTAAACTTTTAACCTTCAAAATATCATCCAACCCTATATTTTCAATAGACGGATCTCCTGTTAACGATCTAGGCTCATCCTCATTACCAATAACATCATGCTGCACATGAATCTTTCTAATTTTTGAATTAGCCCTTTTTATCATGTCTATAACAGATCGCCTAATCATCACACCCACTAATCCTGCCACCTTCCTATAATCCATCGTCCTGTCTTCAATCTTATTCTTAATCTTACGCCACACTCTTATCAAAGTATCATTGACCACTTGCTCCTTATCAATAATATTACGACCTATCAACATTCCCTGATAAGCCTTAACATACACATTCATACACCTTCTTATAGACTTGTCTAACTTACTGTAAAATTCATCATCCTCATCAAGATGACGTGCATACCACAAAATTATATCTTCCAACTCCCTAGTACAACTCAAACTTTGCTCGGCACCAATCACACTTTGCGCCTCATTCAAATTAATGTTATTAATATATTCAAAAAATGTTAACATAAATACACCTCATATATAACTTATACATAAAATCTCGGCAAAATATTTTAAATTATCTACTAACAATTTAAAGCTTCCAAAAATTGATAAAAATATATGTATTCACAAAAAACAAAAATGTCACAAATGTTTAATATAAAAATATTTATCAGCAAAAATAAATCATAATTAATATGCCGCATACTTAGAAGATCGATCATTGTTTTCAATACTGTCTATTATATAATTATATCTTTCAATAACTTTGTTTATAAATTCTGCCTTGCTAGGTTCAGATTCTTTTAATTTTTGCTCATATTTTTCCTTCTGTTTCCTGAGTGTAGGCAAAAATCTCAAACCATTATCTCTCCCAAGTCTGGATAAATAATAACCTGCTGACCTTTCAATACCACCATAATTGTCTATATCTGGCAATATAGAATCAATCCAATTCAAAGCAATCGGACTATCCGTTCTACTATCATCTAACGCAGACACAAAATAAGTAACCAAATCACGATCCATGTCTTTAATAAATCTTTCCCTGTCCCTAATTGTCTTAAATTCTAATTTAGAATTTCTTATATTATCATATATCTTTTCCCTGTTGTTAAACAAATTAACAAATTTTCTAACTATAGAAGGAGGAATAGGCTTCAATACACCTAAAGATTTATTGATAAATTCAATAAGATCATTGTAATAATCCCATTGACTTTTCAAATTGTTAAAATATTCTAAATCATATTTTTCAATGTCTATTTTGCTGTTAGCCTTATCGATTACTAAATCTTTAACTTTAGCCAAATTGGCTGGATCAATACCTTGATGATCTATATAATATTTGTCAATTCCAATATCAAATCTTTTCAAATCATCACCAGAAAACAAATCAGATCTTTTATAAAAAAGCTTAGTCAAAGACGATGAATCAACATTTCCATACTTACCCTTTTCATCTAAATGCTTACTAATAATTCCCTTGTAACCAACTTCTGGGAACCTAAGCAAAATAAGGGGGATAGTAATTAAATGACCATTTTTGTTAAAAAACTTATTAGTAAGTCTGCTTTTTCCATCACCAAAATAGCTTGGAGCTAACTCTCCCACAAACGCTTTAACAAAATCAGCGTCAAGTTTAAGATTACTATCAGACATTATTTTTTTCACGATTCCTGAAATAAATATTAAATTATTTTCAAAATCCTTCTTTTTATCATCAAAATTGAGATACTTGTAAAAAGTATTTTGCAAATATTTACTACTAGTATTTTCAGGAATAATTGTGGTTCTTCTTTCATTGCCAAATGTATCACTATAAACTCCTCCACGACGATAATAAACACCCCTAACAACTCCTTGCTTACTGTCTAACCATTCTTGCACTTTTTTGAAAAATTCAGGAATATCTAACCCATAACTCGTTTCTTCAGGCACTGCTACAGATTTAATCTCTCCTTTTTTCTTTTTGTCAAATCTGCGAATGTGTATCCTGCTTAAAGGATGCTCAATATTTCTGTCTTCCGCACGAATTAAATAAGCAATAAAACCACCATTTGCCAACTCACAGTAAACACTTGCTTTATTACTACCATCTTTCAAATTCATGCAACTCGTCCAACTACGACCCGTGCTCATACTAGCTAAATCATGAGGATTCTTACTAATAACTATCTCAAAATTAATTTTCTTGACTCGATTTGGATCATTTTGAAAACCTTTGATAAGATCATTATAATATTTTTCTGATATAGACTTCTCATTTTCATATTTTGCTTTGGTAATTTCACCAGAAGATAACCGTCCATCCAACTTTTTAATGTCTTCTTCTAAAGATGCACTTAATACTTTCATCACTTTATATTGCCTGTTTGAACCTATAGGACGAACCAAACCAGATTTATAATCAACCAATTCATAACCAGTCGCAGCTGGCAAAACAGGTCTAACGATTCCCTGTGCATCCACTTTATTGATTCCTTTAAAATCATCCATAAATTCTTTTATTTCTTTTTCATAATCGCTGTCTTCCACCTTGTGATCAAATGGAATGTATAACCTGTCTTGACCAGCTTCCCACCAATCATTAAACGGAAAATCTAAAGATCTTGGCTTACCACCAACAATACTTTCAACATCTTTTTTGTAAGGTTCGTATTCTTCTAAACCTTCCAACCACATTTTAAAATTCATATTGTTATATATCACACAAATAAAAATTCAAAACCAATCATAATACTTATATAAAAAAACCGGCGAAATATTGCCTTTCTCGCCACAAATTAAATCATACAATTTTTCATCAAAAATTCACCCCATTATACCAAAAACAACCATAAATATTATATGGAAGAAATTAATCTCATAGTGAACCATGTCACAACCATGAACCCAGCATTACCTAATTCTCAACAAGAATTAATTAACACCCTTTCATTCATCACTATCGTACCAACAACCACCATCTTCATCCTCTATGCAATCTATGAAGAATATTTCAACTGCTAATATAAATAAATCATGATCACATTCTACCAATTTCTAGAATCTCATGTTCCAGAAAATGCCATCCCTCTAAACATAGACGACCTCTATATCATCAAAACAAAAGCAGGAGATGGAATAAACTACACCATCCATGACAATGAAAAAATCATCGGTCATATATCAGGGTTCGAACAAGAATTCGGGCAATTCAAAGATATGTTCCACCTATACAAAACCGAACTAAATACAGAAACAAGAAATGACCCAAAATACCAAAACAAAAATATCTATAAAACCGCTATCCAAAAAGTAGCCAACCTTCACTCCAAAGGTCTATTCGTAAACAAATATGAAGCATCTTCATCATTAAGAAACTCACTTAAAAAAATGAACACCTACGAATTAGTCAACGATGAAGTCTTAACCATCAAGCCAGAATAAGGGATATCCACCTATGATCACCTTCAAACAATTTCTAGAATCCTACAAAACAAAAAAACACCTTGTCGGAAGTTGTAAAGATTTCGATGAAGACGGAAACTGCACAATCCCACAACTTCCATACACAGACACCACACACTTCGCCCAAGCTGAAGAAAATGCAACAAAAATAACTAAAGACCAATTCATCAATAATGTCAATGTCCCAGATAATCTAAAAGATATAAATGCCATCTATCTCCACGATGAAGACAATGATGTCTTTATGCTATACGACGACGAAAAAGATATTCACTATTTGTTTGTTTAAGGATAAATATACTACATGATCACCTTCAAACAATTCTTAATCGAAGACCAAATGTTAAGAAGCCAATTAGAAGATCCTGAATATGAGGTTGTCATAACTGGAAGAACAATAGACCAACCAACTCTCGAAATAAAAGACATAGGTTCAATAAGACTTTATTGGAATACAAAATATTACTCAGTACATAGCATAAAAGGTCAATCAAAAGGAGCAGGAACAATTTTATACTTTGCTGCCCTTGAATTCGTAGTCAAATACGCAATAAAACCAGTAAACGCACTACTAGCATCAGACACAACACTATCTCCAGATGCAATAAGAACAAGAAAAAGAATACAAGACCACTACGGACAATTTATAACTGTGTACCCACACCCAGAAATAGAAAATGTCAAAAAACACAACTGGACAGACGAAAGATTACCCGCAACTCCCGAAGAAGCAAGCATGTGGAGACTCAAAACTCTTAACCACCCATTCTACTTCAAATTCATTTCAGAAAATCCACAAGTAATCATAAACTAAACAATTCTCAACTTGATAAAATCATAAAAATAAACTAAATATACCCATGACCACCTTCAAACAATGGCTGTTAAGCGAAGCAATAATTGACAAAGAAGAATTTATTAAAGAAATTAATTCTACAGAACATTATTATTTACACTTACAACTATCTCCTGATGGAAAAATATTAATTACAAGCCCTTATATTGAAAACGATGTAATAAAAATTGATAAAAAACACAAGTCAATCGAAGCAAAAGGATCATTACAACCATTATCTAAAAATTTTGCAAATGTAATCAACACAATTAAAAAAATATATCCTGAAATATCAAACTATACCATTTCCTCAACAGGAGTTGCTGGATTCAGAAATCCAGCAATAAAAAATAGAACAGTACAGTATTGGATTGACCAACAAAGAACGGACCCAAAAGCAAATCTACCAGAATATTTTTATCACGGCACCTCTACAAACTTATATAATATGTTCATCAAAGAACAAGGATTAGTCCCAAGACAAATATCTGGAAGCTCTGGATCTTATGGAGCATCAGTCAAAGCTTTATCCAGAGGAATGTTTAATTATCTTACAATTCATCCCGATTATGCCACAAGAGAAGCTGCTTTGCAAGCAGCAAGAAATCATGGCGGTCTTCCACTCATATTAAAAATTAATTCATATGCAATAGATCCAACAAGACTTTTTCCCGATGAAGACGCAAAAACAGAAACTTGGGAAGAATCAATGAAAAAAATAGGAACAGTTGCCTACAAAGGCATTATCCAAAACTCAAGCATCATACCATATGAAATTAGCAAAGATAATAATAGATTCAAATGGTCACCTTATGAAGAAACACCAATAATGGATCATCCAGCATATGAAAATTTAACTATAACAAAAGAACATAGAAACAAAGATTCCATATTCTTTGCACTTTATGATAAAGAAATAATCGACATAAAAGGCAACTTACTTAAATCAATAACCAGCGAAGAATTTAACAAAATAATCAAAAATGCAAAATGGGCAACTAATGCATGGCTAATTCACGAATCAATGAAAAACGGCTCATTAAAACATACCTATAACAATGTCATCAGTAAAAGTAATTTTAATGAAAAATCACAAGAAATTGTACTTGATTTGTATAACAATGGCATTCTGGATGATTATTTGGGGATGAAAAGAATTTACACATGGGAATATGATGAAGCAATACAAAGCACAATAAAATATGCTAAACACCTTGGCAAAAATTCATGGCAAGAAATAGAAAAAAAATTAAAACCTGTTTACTTAAGAAACTATAGAGATGAAAGCGACATGTTATCTGCCAAAGAAGCTAAAAAAATATTAGGAATCACATAAACAAAAACAAATAACCTAAACAATATATAAATATTATGAAAACATTTTACGAATACATCGCACAAGCTCCACCTATGCAGCAAAATCCACCTGCTCAATCAGCAGCTGAAATATTAAGACAAAGACAGCAAAAAAGAGCTGCTGGACAAGGAGGCGCTTCTACTCAGCAAACTCAAGATGCTCAAGCAGCAGCTGAAAGATTACAACAAAGGATGCAGCAAAGACAAGGTGGTGGCAGTACACCAACCCAAAACCAATCTGATTCTTCCGCTGGACCTGCATTAGCATTTAAATTAGCAACAAAAGTTGGACCTGATATTAAATTAGATGGAGAAGATCTTAAAATAGAATCCTATTCAGGAGATAAAGACAAATTTCTATTCAAAGGATCTGCAATAAATAGCAAAAATAAAGACCCTAAAAGATTTCAACAAGAAATTAAAGAAAAATTAGAAGCATATTTAAATTTCTCAGCAAACGGAAACGCTAAAGATTTTAAAATCAAAATCGAACCAAAAAAAGAAAAAGCCTTTCCTAGTCGTCCACCGGGATTACTTGGTCCATTACAAATTATGCAAATGCTTGAAGTAAACAAAGTCACATACTCACATGTCCGCACAGAAGACAAATCACATATAATTTATCTTTATGATAAAAACGGAAAAAAGACTAATTTTCTTGACAGAATAGATGATTTTTTTAATAGCGATAAAAACGATTTATACAAAAAATTTGGCGTTGTAGAAGTACCAAACCCAAACAACGTAACATTCGAAGGCTCTATAACTATTAAAGAATAAACCATGACCACCTTCAAACAATTCCTCGAAAATGATGAAGAACACTCAGACTCTTTGAGACAAACAGGCTTTTGGGGGAAACAAGGAGCAGGAAGCATCGTACTCGCTAAAAATACAGGCAGATTACTAATACCACATAGATCTCAATATGTGCAAGAACCAAACACTTGGGGAGTTTGGGGAGGCGCTATCGATAGCGAAGAAGATCCAGAAGAAGCTGCTAAAAGAGAACTTGAAGAAGAAGCTGGATATCAAGGCGATATCGAAATGATACCACTATCTGTATTCTCCAAAAATAGCTTCAGATATTATAACTTCCTCGCCATAATCGATGAAGAATTTGAACCACAATTAAATTGGGAAACTCAAGGATACAAATGGACATCACTCGATAACCTCCCAAGTCCACTTCACTTCGGACTCCAATGGCTCATATCACAAGATAAAGATAAAATTCAAACAATCATCGATGAATATAAATGACCTAAACAAACACTACACACCACCTCTCTATAAATTAAATCAACATACATAAATATAACCATGATCAACTTCAAACAATTCCTTGAAGCACAAGAACCACAGGGAACACCAATAATACAAAGAGCAGTACCACTCGGCGCAATTAGCAATGGCGGTGGATGGAAAATTCACCTCAGAACAGGAAAAAATGACACTCACAGAAGCATTTGCTATAACCACGTCCTAGACATAATTAAAGCTAATGGAAATAAATGGGACTCTAAAATGCTAAAAGGAGGCGAAGCAGACCAAAAAGATATTACCATCTACTGCGGTCCTAAAAGAGAAGCTATTAAAGCCGCTATCGCTATTATAAACAATGAAGAACTCTACAACGGTCTACGTCCACCCGGCACAGAAATTCTACAAGATGATATTCTACTACATAAAGATATCCCTAATATCTACGGAAGATTCGAAGCTTCAAGACTAAACACTGCACCATTTGAATTTCATCAATATGGCTGCAAAGGATGGTCTATGCTGGTTAACGATGTGCAAAAAAAGCTGTCGGCTGGGTTTAAAATGTCTGGTAGCAAGAATAATAGCAATAATAACAGCTGGACAGAAGTAGATAAAGAAAACGCTTGCAAAAAAGCTTTCAGAGCTTTAACATTCTTATTCGGCAAAGATTTTACAGGAGCAGGGGAATATGGTCAGACGGGAGATTATGAGGAATATGTTCAGATGAGCAAACTCTAAATATAAAAGGAATTGGAATCAATAATAAATATACCATGAACAACTTCAAACAATTCTTGGAAAACAATAACTAAAAACAAACACTAATTCACCCATACACCAAACTGTCAATACGCTTATATTTTATATTGAAAGCATTCATTAATAATTCCACTTCACGCAAACACTCATCCCTACCACCACCCATTATGTAAGCTCCATTGAATTTACGCAATTGTCCCACACTTATCCAATTTACAATCAAAGGATCGTCACCCATCTCCTCTATAGCATCCTGTATTTCTAACTGAATCGGAGTCATTTCTTTCACATCATCCGGAAAAACTAGATCTCTTGAATCGTTTTTTCTTTGAGAATATAACTCCCTAATCGTAGCAATTATAATCCTGCTATCCATCCCGCTATCCATCCAACTACGAAAGTAACCATAACCCTTGTCCACAATCTCAAACCGATCCCAATTTACTGGACTCTCATCTTCGTAATCACCAGATAACTCTGTCACTATCTCTTCCCAATATAATTTTATACTATCTATTGTGTCACTAGTTAAGCCAGAATCCTCAGCATTCACAAACATCAAAACAGGACCAGTTTGCTTGTTTACAAATGATATAATTTTTTCACAAACATCAGACATTGGACAATATTCAGGCTGCACATCCACAACAATGCAAGGATAACTACGACCCTCTAATAACCATTCATTAAAATTTAACATGATAAAATATTTATACCGCACGAATATTTTGTAAAAATTGTTTTTTCTCAACACTACTAGAATCAATTGTCAAATTCTCAGGAATAGATGGATAACCCTTCGGAACATAATCTCTTTCGTAAATGTCTCTCCTCATCCACTCATTTATTCTTACCGAAACATATTCCGGAAATATATTCTTAATAGAAAGAATATCATACGCATCTCTGCGACCCTCTGGATTCCTTATTTCTCCAGTAACAGGATTGGGAGTTTTTGTTTTTGACGGAATCCATTTTAAATAATCAGGATTATTTTTTTCGATAAACTCACGAATTGCATAAAAAACAGCACCCAACACCTGAATACCAACTCCACGCCTCTCATCCTTAGAATTGTTACTCCCCCTTCTAAACTCAACCTCATAAGCGTTTGATGCCAACTCCTCAAAATATACCAAATAACACCAATTAGGACTACAAACATCACCCTCAACATCAAAATAAAATAAATTATTGCGAATCCACTCCGAATACTTCGGCTTACCAATATCACTTCCTACAATACTCTCAATTATAGCTTCATAATCACTTAACCACAAATAATCATCTCTTTGTTCCAAATATTCAAAAAATGTTTTCATGATAAACTATTTATCACAAACAAAACAAAAACCCCACCACACACCAAAAAATACCCCGGCGCATTTTTTTAAAACCCACACCAACCAAATATTTTTAGGTATTCATAAAAACCCATATCACACCATTACAGCAATTCTGTAAAACAAAATCGCAAAAAACCAAAAAAGAACGCATGAAAAAAATAAAGAAAAGACAAAGGACAAAAGGGGAGCCATGGGCGCAGGGGGATACCGGATTAACCTACTCCGTATATAGGAATCTCAAGTGCTATTTTGTTATGGCAACTTTGTAACATAATTAAAAAAAGCCTATTAAACAAGGCTTTTCTTAATTATGTTATTGGGTCGCACTTCAATTATGTTATTCACCTTGACCACCGTACAATTATGTTAGCGTTCACCTTCGGCTGATCTCCAGACCATTCGGTATTGATATTCAATTCCGTTATCTGATGCATCGGCTTGGCTTCGCTGTGGCGTTGGTGCTGACAGCCTGCGGACAACACCAACACCAATAACAATATTGACTTCCTGTACATCGTCGATCCTCCCTGTGACTACAGACAGTATCGACCAACCCACCGCAGACCTTTAACCAAACCAGCCACCACCCACCACATCGTAGTCCATATAAGCTACCTTCATCGTAGACTACAATGTCGTAGTAGGTCAGACCAATCAATCAGATCCTAATCAAGTAGCTGATCATTGCACATATTTGGTTTATCGCATATTGCGTAGGATCGACGATCTCGGCTTATGGTGGCTGTAGTCCTGTCTCAAGAGATCGTCGATTGTAGGGGCATCTGTGTACGAATAAACGTATGGTGATTGCTTCGCTCAGGGCATAGAAAAGCCCCCGGTGAATAGCACCGGGGGCATATGGGTTGCTGCGGATCGGGCGTTATTTGCCCTGCTGTGCGTTCCATTCACTCCACAGGAGCGGGAAGTACAACCTCATGTACGTCAGCAGGCGGTGGAGCCCGTCATCGGTATTCATGCGGGAGATCGTGGCATGGTCCTCATCCTCCCAATAGGAATCGCTGCCGCTGCCCTTATGCATCCCGTACCGATGCAACCGGGCTTCTGGGTCCATGTGGGCTTCGTATGCCTCCTCGGAGGCATCTAGATC